TTGCCAGCCATGAAAGCATTACCTGTACCCTCGAACAAACCGAGCAAAACGCCGCCAAGTAACCTTTTCCCAAGGAGTTTTGACAGTATGTGTTTGAAAAGCTCTTCATAGACGGGTGCCATGAACACAGTATGAACAACCACATCTGGCTGAAGCATAATCTGGTCCAACGGTACTTTCTCCAACGCAATCCGATCTTGTTGGATGTATTCTATGAACTTGTCCGTCTTGAAGGCGGCCATACCCTGGCGAAAGAACTCAAAGACCTCACTACCATTGTCCACAAGACTAATTCGTTGCAACAAAGGGTGGTCTAATAACACACCCAACTTGACATTGGTCGCCAAGTATTGCTGTAGGACAGTTAGATCTGACATCGTGATATCATATCTTTGCAGTATGTACTCATAAGTGGCATGAGTAGCATGGTGTAGTTGCTTTGTTTTAATCTTGTGTTCAAGATCCTTGAGGGGTATGACACGTCCAGTCCCGGCTTCAACCAACAGTTTTTCATTGACGATTTGGCAGATCGGATTGAAGTTCAGGTTTAACCGAAAGCCTAGACAAACTCCTCTCAACCAAGCTAGTTGATCGTTGGTCAGTGATTTGTCATAGTAGGTTTTACCTAAAATTCTCCCAGTCTTGGGGCCCAAAACATAAGTGTCACCAACAGGGTATGGAACCGATGAGCAAAACTCAACGTTCGACATATCTTTGATGAACACTTTAGAATTGAGTCCCAATCTGGCTAGTGTAGCTACGATTATGGAGATGTGCACATTGCTAACTGGTTCTGTTGTAGCAATTACGCAGTCATCACCCAAGATCATGTAGTAGCAGTCTACTAGTCCGGCTGACAGGCACGAATAGTGCAATGCTGTCACGTTGTTGATGGTGTTGCCGAGGGACGTGTTTGCAGATCCAGAGATGCGCCTACCTCTGGTAATGAACCGAATACCGCTCTTGTGGCCACCACGTATTTTACGTTGGAGCCTGAGCATGCCATATATGTCTGGGTCGGGACAAGATCGACGGTAGACACTGATCTCACTATCAATGGCATCAACGCCTTGACTGGCGTCGTATTCTGTGTGATCAACTTCGATTAGGTTCTTGTGAGAGTGGATCCGGAACCATTCTCCGACGTCCTCAGAAGAGGCACCACACACGTAGAACAGACGGTTATACACTCCATTCATCTTCGCAAAGAGTTTCTGGTAAGCATATATCCATGGTCCAACTTGTGCTAGGTACGCATCATTCATGGGGGAGATGGCTCTCGGTCGAATGCGTTTCTTTTCTAAATAGAATTCACGCTTCACGAATGTCTTGACAAAAGTCAGAGCTTTCTCACTAAGACCGAAGTTGATGTACTCGGTTTGTGCCTTGCGAATTTGTTCGCGACGTGTCAAAGGATACCTACTGAGCCATTGTTCAAACTCCATTGGGTGCACTAGTCCGGGAAGATCATCGGAGAAGTCACGTAGGTACTGTCGATTGGCAATTGCCCACATACCATCAATGGGTATGAGAACTGGGCAAACCATCCGGCACAGGATGGCTGCTTCGACATTGTGTTCGCACGTTGCTGGTATGATCGGCTGAGAAAACTCAAGTCCAACACCAACCAATTGTGCGCCCACCTTTGGATCACAAGGTTCGGTCAAGGGCACCGTCTGGAATATAACATCAGGATCAACGGGACTGTCCTTGT